ATACGTTGTTTAAGGCTCGATTAATTCGATCAGCCTTGGTAAAAATGTTAGACTTTTTGTAATCTTTGGCCTCGGTCATCATAAAGGCGTCATTGGTAGACGGCTCTGATACCATGTCAAAGCAAATTAGCTGAAAGTCGTCTTCCACTATGGTGTCTCCCTTCTCTTCCTTAACTGAACCCAAGCCTCGGGAAGATATTCCCAATTTAACTCCAGCTCTAGCTAATTCTTGTAAGATTTTGCCCGATGGAGTATTAAGGCACTCTATCTTGCCCATAACCGCATTTGGATTATCACTGTCCCACCAAACTTCCGTAACCACATGAGAACAGTTGCGCAAATTGATCACCGATTCATCAGGGTGATCTAGTTCTCCCAAAGCTCGTCGCTCTTTCACGAGCTTTTGATAATTTTTCATCTCTCTTTCTAAGATCTTCTTGGGATAAACTCGCCCATTGCCGTTTCTGGCCTCTGCCTCTTGAAGCTTTCCAGACAAAATTATGCCACCTTTAGCAACAAACTCCTTTTCAGACTCTGTAAGCAAGTCTGGGCAGGATCCTCCATCGCACAACTCATAATATTCTCTTAATAGTTTCTTACTCATATTAACTCCATAAATGCGGGCGCTACCCGCGTGATCTAAGAGCCTTTGCAGCAATGTCTAACAGGCTGCAGCATCCACTTCGATGTCCAAATGTTAGTGCTCATTGTTTTTACTCCTAATTGTTTCAATTTTTAGCCCACAATCGCCAATAATCATATTCAAGACATATGAAGTAGCAGACGATAGCCAACCCAAAATAAAGAAATTTGCTATTGTATACTCAAATGTAAATAGTTCTGTGAAACCGTTTATTCCAAACAAAAATGCACCAACCCAGAAGCCCAAACACATCGGGCATCGGAACAACTCTCCGAGCAAGCCTTCTGACGGCCTTACTTTGTCGAATATACTGCCGTATACTAAAATTTGAGTTAAGCCATAAGCCGTAAGAATAAAATAGAGCAAGTCTATCATATTACACCCTATACATGTCGTAGATGCCAAACGGACCGCGAATCCACCCCGGGCGGATCGAGCCTTTCGTACTGGCGTGTGGAACTTCTCCCAGTTCTGTTGAATCTTCTGGGCCGGGATCAAGAAGACGATCTTCTTCTTTCTCCATATATGCTCTTTCGGATTCGAAATAGGGGCGCTCATCATCAATAAACTTGCTAATCTGCAGCAAGGCTAGTTGAATTGCGTTGGTGCCCTCATGTACAGATTCTGGCATTGAAGCTTCGAAAGAGCCATAAACGTTTCCGCCCCTAATACTGTCGTACTCAATTATCCCGTTTCTAGTCAAGTGTTTAAATAGGTGGTTTTGAGTCTCGTATACATCATCCGTCATAAGATCTTTGGCTAAGGTTACAATCTTCATCTTTTCTGGAATGAGAATAATATCGATGTCCGGATGGTCGAATATCATAATACTCCCATCATTTGCGCTGCGCGCAACCAACTCAATAGATGTTTGAGTTTCTGGAGGTGCTCCCTCATTAGCGTCTGGAGAAGACTCGGGGCCCCCTTCATCTTGTACGGTGATATTAATCGCCATCGGATTCAATCTCTCTTACTAAATCTTGTATTTTAAGTACCCTTTTTATCATGGGCTCGCTTATTGTCTGTTCATTTTTGAAAGACTCAATAATCGCTATGACCGAATTTGTAGCCTCAGTCATGCTTCTGTCTTGTTTAATGTCAGGCTGCGATGCGGCCTCAGTTAGAACACCCTTTAATCTAGACAACTCTTCATTTAAATATATACGCAACATTCTGCCGTTGTCGGAAACAGACATTATGTAGTTGTTTAACAAATCCTTTTGCTCGCTAAGCAAATTTCCATCATACTCACTATTAAATTTCTGCACGAACACCCCATAAGAAAGGTCGTCAAGCGGAACCATTGCTTTAGCGGGATTACTTTTCTTTTCATAGGGAGAAGTTAAAAGCTTGGTCAACTCCTTTTCTAATAAAACTCTCTGTTTAGTCGTTAAATCTGTTCCGAAAATTTGTGATATTGTAGCTAGCGAACGATAGCCGGGCACGAAATTAGAATATACAGATTTTGTAAGATTTTTGTTGATTCTGTTAATCAGCGAACTCTGTTCGGCGAACAGTTGCTTGTGGTCCATTGCCTTGCGATCTTTTTTCACCTCAAAGATCAGTTTTTCGGCGGTATAAACGTCCAAACCTTCAGACTCAGAGAGCGCCTTGTAATACTGCAGATCTTCCCACAACATCGTACTTGGTTTAAAATAGTGCCGAATAGTTTCTAATATTCGGTCTCTGTCGACAATAGCGCCACTTACGATTGCTTTGGTAAGCTCCACAATCAAGCTCTCATATAGGAATGCAGTATTTCTCTTCTTGTTGTGCTTAAGTTTCATCTACTTTGGTCTCCAATTCTTGTATTAGTTGCTTAATCTCTTGGTTGACCTCAAACAACTGGCGCTCTTCGGCATTATAAATAGTTTCCTTCTTCTCATAAATACCACTAGATATTGTACTTAGGCTGTGAGGGCCGCGAAATCCGGGAAAAGCTTGATCTGCTCGCCCTAAAGGATTAATTTGTGAGTCCAAGGATCTCCTGCGTGCCCCGCGTTGGCGATTGTCCACGTCAACGGGTGTATATCTGCTGCTCCATCCGTGCGGTCCTCGATAACGTCGGCCGCCCTCCTGATCTTCTGCTGCGTGAGGAGCATATGGATCTTTGCCAACTCTAAGCCACATAGAACCATCCTCTCTCTTAGCTGATGGTTCGGCGAGAAGCATTCCGTCCTCCTCTGGTGGGGCGCCTTCAGGGCCGCCTTCTGGGGGCATTCCCTCCTCGGGCGGCATTCCCTCCTCGGGTGGCATTCCCTCCTCGGGGCCTCCGGGGCCTCCCATGAGACCCTCTTCTTCTGCGATGTCCATAGCACCAGCTTCGGCTTCAACGGAACCAGCTTGTACGATTGCTTCAGCCTCGACCTCAAGCATTGCTTCGAATTTCTTATCGTAAAACATCTCTCTCTGATTTCTGACGAACTCTTCATCGGAAATACTAAATACGTGTTCGGCAATCCAGCGACGACTAAAGAAGCCTTCAGTAGCCGAAGCAGCTACATCAAATTTGGTTTTCCAATGCTCTAGTTCTTGAAGTTCTGCAATCTTTGAGGGGTTATTTAGTTTGATTCGAAATGAGATTAAGTCATCGCCTCTGTAGCCCAAAGTATACAGGTGAATGATTCCTAACTTTTCCAATTCCGATACAACAACCCTCTGAAGTCGTTGAATTGTCCTAGCGAATCTGATGTCTTTTTGCGCTAAGGTGGTCTTATCTTCTCCTGCCTCTTCTGCTGTAGATAAATAAGAGGGCGGAATCTTTAGAGCCGCAAAGAGCTTGTCTCTTAGGTACTTAATATCGTCAATGTCACCCGTATAAGTGCCTCCCGCTAGCGTTTCCACTCTAGAAGAGGTACCGCCGCGCAAAGGAATAAAGTAATCTTCTTCAATGCTCAAAGGATTATACCGCAGATCAACTCGGCCAGTATCGGGGTCAATCACTTGATTGCGTTTCATCTGAGTCATGACTTTTTGCATATATTGTTCCACATCTTCGGGTGGAATATTGCCAACGTCAATGTAGAACACTCGGCGTTCTGGGGAGCGAACAATACGATATGCCATCACCGCATCTTCAAGCATTGTTAACTGTCGCCAGATTCTTCTTGCCGGCTCCAAGATCGAGGTACCGTATGGAGAATACTTATCGTTGCCTAAAATACGAAAATGTGCGACCTGCCAGTTCTCGAAAGTCATTCCGCCCGAGTTCCACTGAAACTGTACGTAATTTGGGTTAGACTCGTCTTCACCCTCGATGCGCTCAACCTCTTGTGATGGCAACCCAATTGCCGCCTTTACGCCAACTTCATCATCAATGTCGATATATAAGAAAAAGTCGCCATACTTACACATTGTACGACACCAGCCAAAAAGATTGTGTTCCAAGTTAAGAATGTTAGAATAAAGGTTATGTAAGACAATTTTAATTTCTTCGTTTGGACACAATATCTCCATCATAGCCTTAAGATCGCTGGATGTGGTCATCTCATCGGCGTAAATATCCATTGCCGAGGCAATCTCTGGTGTGTATTCCATCTGGTCAAAGTCTGTGTATCTTTGCGAACGATTCTGGTTCGCCATCAAGTCCGCTTCTAAGGCAGCAAACGGATTATGATCAGATTTTTTGAACTGTTTGCCGCTGGCTGATTTAAACTTAAACTTGTCGAGATGGCGACGACGATAACGACGAATGTTCTGCGTGCGATAATTGACAACCGGGCCAGAAAAGAATCTAGTCAATCTCTTGAAAAGTTCAGATTCCTGATTTCTGGGGTTGTTGTTTCGGCGCGTTCTTAGTGCTAGCTTCTTGTTTCTAGATGCCATTGTTTATTATCCCTTGTATAGCCACTTGAATTCTTGTGCTTCGGATCTTTCGTCCTTGTTTTCCCACGAATCTTGCGATTTGTGATAGCCATGCATGCCTTTAATAGTGGTGTTCAGTTTAGTGTTGGCGACCACCATAGAGTTTAGCATTGCTTTTTTATATTCTACCTCTCTTTTGCTAGTTTGTAAAACAGTATCTCTAACCCAACACGCAATTGCTAAAGCCATAACTAAATCATCGTTATATCCTCGCATGGCCTGTGGCTTGCCGTTTATCCAAACAAATGTAGTAATCTCCTTAATCGCTCTCTGGGAATATACTTTAATTAGTTTATTTCTAATGAATTCCTCTAGTTTTGCCACGATTATCGGCCTAGTCTTCGAAGAAGTTGTAAATCCCGCTATTGCGTTTGACATCGATTCGGCTTGGTACTGCTCTACGAACTCATGCGCACCCTTAGTGGAGAAATATAAATTAGGATAATCCAAATCAATCAATTTTTCCAACACCGAGATGCCCACTCCGACGTTCTCAACTACAACCATGCAATTGCCATACTCTCGGCCGGCTTGGTTCAAAATATTGGCATACATATCCAAACTTGGCTTCCCTTGGTATTCTGCAACCACCTCCATGGTTTCCAGCTTGACTATATGAAAAGACGAATTGTCCGCTCCATCGCCCCTAGCAACGTCAGCAGACAATAAATAGGAGCATGCCGGATCATGCTTTTCCCAAATCCAAAAGTTTCTATCAAACCCTGTACGGTATTCCGGATCCTTTGCTAGAGTTTGCATCCAAGCTATGTCATCTGGGTGGATCACTGTTTCACCAGAAGTATTAAAGTTGCACTCAAGCTCTTGAGCAATCTCTCTGCGTGACATGTTTTTGGTTTCTTTTGCGAACCAATTTTGGTCACGATCCGGATGCACGTCCCACCTTAACGTAGTGGGGTGGAAATCATTCTCCTGTATCTCCGCTTCTGTAAAAATCTTGTGGAACCAGTTACCAACACCATTTGGTGTAGAAAGCGCAATACATCGACCACCAGTTGAAAGAGTGGGATAAAGACCCATCCACAATTCTTCTAAACCATCAACGTGGGCAGCCTCATCAACCACCAACAGCGAAAGAGCTTCCGAACGCCCAGCGTCCCCGGACGTAGAAGAAGCTTTAATTTGGGAACCGTTTGATAGCTCAAATGAAGTGCGGTTATCTGTTGTGATATCTGCAATCTGTAGCCACTCTGGTAGCCTTTTGATAATTGCTTTAACCTTTTTTACCAAGTTGGAAGCTGTCGTAAATTTTGTCGCCACAACAAGGATGTTCTTGTCGCGATGAAACATCATGAGCCACGTCACATAGCCGGCAACAATTGTAGAAATTCCAAGCTGTCGTGCCTTTAGAATAACATTAAATCGGTGATCGTTAAAATCATCTAAAAGTGCAGACTGAAAATCATAAGTGCGAAAAGGAATTGTACCTTCTTGAGGGTGCGATATCTTGGCATAGTTGTTCAAAAAGTACTGTGGGTCTTTACCTGACTTAACTATCTCTTTGATTATTTGCTGCTTTGAAATGGAATATGACATCGTACCTCGTCAGCCATTC